TTGGTCATGGTCTTTCTCCTTTGTTTGATTCCCCCAGCTTATCGGAGCCGGGGCGATGGTCTGGTTTGGCAAGCTTGCCGTTGCCCCCGCGGTGCAGGGGCAAGAGTTGAGCAATCAGTGTTCAGCGTAGCTGATGACGTTATCGTCTTCGTCCATCAGGCTTTCGAGGTGCTCGACATTCTCTGCCGGGCATTCGATGAATGCCATGTCGTGCTCACCGTCAAAACGTTGCACTGAGTTGCCCCAAGATCCGCCGCAAGAGAAGGCAAGAGACTCGGCGGCGCGGGAGCCGGTGTTGTCAGCAAAAACGATGCGGTAGGTAATGGTGGTCATGATCTTTCTCCTGTTTGCTGCGGTTGTTGTGTGTGCTTCCTTGATTTGTATTGTACTCATTGAGACCAATATATCAAGTGAGTAATTTTAATCGTTGATTGAGTGGCGATAGGCTGAGGCTATGGACATGCCCACGAGAGGGGGGAAAGTAGGCTAGAGGCATGTAAAAGCGGGCTATGAGAGCCACAAATGAGAACCATTGCTAACAACGAGGAAGCAACGCCGAAGCGCAAGCCGGGATTCCAGCCCGGACAGAGCGGCAATCCCTATGGCCGGCCGAGGAAGACCGAGGAACAGCTAAAGCTCGAAGAAATGTGCAAGGAGCGGACGCCCGAGGCCCTGGGGACGATCCTGGAGATCATGCAGGCCGGGGAGAACGAGCGTAACCGGCTGTCTGCGGCTCAATACGTGCTTGATAGAGGGTGGGGTAAGCCCGTCCAGGCTACAGAAGTCACCGGCAAAGACGGCTCCCCGCTTCTCTCCGGCCTCACCGTGAGTTTCGTTAAGCCAAGCGATGCAGGCTAACGTCCAATTCCCCGAGGCGCTGCAATTCCTCTTTGAGCCTCACCGCTACAAGGTCGCATATGGTGGCCGAGGCTCCGCTAAATCGTGGGGGTTCGCTCGTTCGCTGCTTGTCCAGGCCGCGTCACGCAAGATGCGGATTCTCTGCACGCGTGAGGTGCAAAAGTCCATCAAAGATTCGGTGCATAAGCTGCTGTCCGATCAAATCCAGGCTATGGGTTTGGGCGGTCATTTTGACGTGCTGAATACCGAGATTCGGGGCATCAACGGTTCGGAATTCATTTTCGGCGGCCTTGCCGATCATACGGTCGAGTCGATCAAATCCTACGAAGGGATTGATGTGTGCTGGGTCGAAGAGGCTCAGTCAGTCTCTAAAAGGTCCTGGGACATCCTCATTCCGACGATTCGCAAGGAGGGGTCGGAGATTTGGGTGACGTTCAACCCTGAGCTAGACACCGACGAGACGTACAAACGGTTCGTTGAGAGCAGCCCGACAGATTCGGTCGTGGTTCAAATGAACTGGAGGGATAACCCTTGGTTCCCGCCTGTGCTCAACCAAGAGCGCCTTGATTGCTTCCGCACGAATAAAGAGGACTACGACACGATTTGGGAAGGCAAGTGCCGGCTTGCCGTGAAGGGCGCCATCTACGCCGACGAAATTGCAGAGGCGATCAAGGATGGTCGAGTCTGTAAGGTGCCGTATGACCCTCGATTGAAAGTTCATGCAGTATGGGATTTGGGGTGGAACGACGCAATGACCATCATCATGGTGCAGCGTGTCCGCTCTGAAATCCGGGTGATTGACTACATCGAAGAGTCTCACAAGACCTTGGATTGGTACGCCGCTGAATTGCAGGCTCGCCGCTATAACTGGGGCTGGGATTTCACCCCGCACGATAGCGAGCACAAGGATTTCAAGACGGGAAAATCTACCGTTGAAATCCTCAAGAGCTTCGGGCGTCGCGTGAAGGTGACGCCGAACATCCCCGTCGAGTTGGGCATCAAGGCTGCTCGAATGACGATCAAACAGACCGTTTTCGACAAGACCAAGGCCGGGCGTCTTGTGGAATGCCTCAAACGCTACAAGCGCGCGATTAACGAGCGCACGCAAGAGCCGGGTGCTCCGGTGCATGACGAGTATTCCCACGGCGCCGATGCGTTCCGCTATCTGAGCATTGTTGCCGAGAAGCTGACCAACGAAGACGACGCCGCGCCGATTGTGCAGCAATGGAANNGGCCCGCTTGATGCGGAGATTGGAATCTGAGCATGATTGAAACTGAAGATAACGCCAACTCCGAAGGCGCGGAACTGGAGAAATCCCGCCGTCAAACCTTCCTGCTGTCTTTGCTGGCAAAGCGCAAGGAGGCAATCAGCGGCCGGATTGCGTCGGGCATCGAAGCGGAGTGGGTTGAGGACGAAGAGCACTATCAGGGCGTCGATGACGCAAACCGGCGTTTTGTCGCGTCCGCTGCATCCACGGCTAAACGCTGGGCCACGACTGGCCGGAGCTACGAGGCCAATAGCCCGACTCGCTCGGTCGTGTTCCTCAACATCACCCGACCCTATGTGGATGCTGCATCCGCTCGCGTGGCCGACATGCTGCTGCCGACAGATGATCGAGCCTGGGCGCTCAAGCCGACGCCGATCCCCCGTCTGCCTCAATCGCTGGTGCAGTCTCTCGGCGGGCAGGAAATGGCGCAGGCATTCATTGACGAACAAATCGAGGTGGCTAAAGTCTCGTGCCTTGCAATGCAGGGTGAGATTGACGATTGCCTAGTGGAGTCGAATTGGCACGGTGAAATCCGCTCTCTGATCGAGGATTCCGCGCGTATCGGTTCCGGCGTGCTCAAGGGGCCGTATCCGATTCGACGCACGGCGAAGATGTACCGCAAGAAGGGCGGTTACTCCGAGTTGATCCAGGTGGCCGAGATCAAGCCGGGCACCCGCAGGATTGACCCGTGGAATTTCTACCCTGACCCGAGCTGCGGCGAGAGCATCCATAACGGCTCATACACCTGGGAGCGTGAATACGTCTCCGCTCGCCAGCTCAAAGACATGATCGAAATGCCGGGTTACGACCGGGCGGAGATTCTGGCGGCGCTGAAAGAGGGTGCGGCATCTGCTGTGGAGCGCCAATCCAGCGACGGCGCGACGATGAAGCAAGAAGATCAATTTGAAATGTGGATCTTCTACGGCCAATGCGACGCCGACGACCTCGCGGCGTACGGTGTCGAGAGCGAGGACGAGACGCCGAAAGCCTCTGCAATGGCCGTGATCGTCAATGATCGGCTGGTGAAAGTCGCGCTCAACGTCATGGATACCGGGGATTTCCCCTACGACGTTCTGGCATGGCAGCGGCGACCCGGCATGCCGTGGGGTACTGGCGTATCTCGCCAGCTCCGCACCGTGCAGCGCGTGCTCAACGGTGCGTGCCGCGCGATGATGGACAACTCCGGCCTGACTGCAAGCCCGCAAATCGTTATCGGGAACGGTGTAACGCCTGCCGATGGCAACTACACGTTGCGAGGCGGGAAGATCTGGCGCCTAAATCCCGACTCTGGCGTGACCGATGTTCGCGCCGCGTTCTCCGCATTCGTGCCGCCGTCCGTCCAAGCCGAGATGATGAACATCATCAATTGGGCGATGAAGATGGCCGAGGACACGACCGGCCTGCCTGCGATGCTCCAGGGCATTCGAGGCGACGCGCCCGAGACGCTGGGCGGTATGCAGCTACAGAACAACAACGCCACCTCTGTCCTGCGTCGTCTCGCCAAGCGGTTTGATGACTACATCACCGAGCCGCACATTCAGCGTTACTACGACTGGATGATGCAGCACTCCGAGCGCGACGACATCAAGGGTGACTTCAAGATCGACGTTCGTGCATCGTCGGCATTGGTGGAGCGTGACGCACAACAACAGTTCCTCATGACGCTGCTGCAAGTCTCTGCAAACCCGGTCTATGAGCTTGACCCGGCAAAGCTGGCAACGGAACTGCTCAAGGGCCAGCGACTCGACCCGAAGCAAATCAAGTACGACCCGGACAAGCTGGCGCAGATCCAGCAGGGCAGCAATCCGGTTGAAGATGCGAAGGCCAAGCTACTCGCCGCGCAGACGGAAAAGACCCTCGCGGAAATGGTCACGAAGAACGTTGAAGGGATGTTTAGCGCGACTCAGGCCGGCAAGGACATTGCGATGGCGCCCGCTATTGCCCCGCTGGCCGACAAGATTTACCGCTCTGCGGGTGGGCAGGACAAGGACGCGGCGCCGCTTATCCCCGAGCCTGCCGCAGCCATCCCGACCGACGCGCCGGACATGAGCACAAACCCTCTGACGCCTGCCAATCCTGACGCCGGAATGATGGCAGGAATTGAGGGGGGCGCGATGTAACGCCATCCAGGTGCAACCACGAAGCCCGCCAATGTGCGGGCTTTTTTATTGACCGCG